TGAACCCCGGCTGGGGACCGAACGGAGCCGACACGTACGACATTTGGTTATACAAAGGGGGCGGGTCCTGTCGCCACTTCTGGATGCGCCAAACGTACCTGAAGCGTAATAACGACCTCGTTTCTGTCAACGAGGCAAAGCGTCTGATTCAGGCCCTCCCGCCGGACGAACGCAAGAAGAACACGCTAGAAGAAAATGACCGTAAGGTGGCCCAGCGCCCCCGCGACATGAAGAACCGCGGATTTCTTAAGCCCCGCAAATTCACAACTCCCCGATAATGGCCGAAGTACTCTTTATCAACCCGAACTACCTCAAGCGGGTAACGCAGTTAAACGGCGGGGTGGACGAAAACTATATTACTCAAGCGGCTATCCTCGCACAGGATAAGAACGTTCAAATCTATCTGGGTTCGGACCTGTACGACGCGCTGCGAACGAAGATTAGCGGCGGCACGTTGACAGGCAATTACCTCACGCTCGTAGAAAACTACGTCCGCAAGGCCACGGCGTGGTGGACTATGGTAGAACTCCTTCCGACCCTTTACGTGAAAATCGATAACGGAGGTTTGGTTATCCGGAGTTCAGAAAATACGACTGCTATTTCTCAAGCGGACTACCACCGCGAACTGGAACGCTGTAGGCAAAATGCCAACTTCTACACGAACCAGATGTACCGGTACCTCTGCCAGAACCCTAGCCTCTTCCCGGAGTATTCTACCAACTTGCAGAACCGTATTTGCGCGCAGCCGTTCAAGTACTATCAATCTGGACTCGCGATTTCTGGAACGTATACCGTCCCGAATATCACTCCAGAGTACGCCTACGCTATCAATAAATGAAACAGGACCGGAACGCTAATATCGAAAAGCTAAAACGGTGGATAGATGGACGCACTTCAGGAAATACGGGAGGGGCTAGCCCGGATAGAAACCAAACTCGACTTCCACAAAGAGTCCCTAGACAAACACGAGAAGAAAATCGAGAATCTTGAGTTCAAGTGGCTCGGTAGTATCGGGGGAGTTGGAGTTATTATAGCGGGCTATCTGAAATCCCTTTTCAATGCGTGAACTCAAGTATCTCGTTCTTCATTGTTCTGCTACTCCGGTTTCTATGGACGTGGGGGCGGCAGAGATACGTAAATGGCACAAAGGCAAAGGGTGGAAAGACATAGGCTACCACTTCGTAATCAAGCTTTCGGGTAAGCTGGAATACGGCCGCCCTTTACAGCAAATCGGAAGCCACGTACTAGGATACAACCGCGCCAGCGTCGGTATCTGTTACGTCGGGGGAGTAGAAAACAAGAAAGCCAAGGACACTATGAACCCGAAACAAGAAAAGACGTTCCGGGACCTCGTGGCGACTTTGCGGAATAGGTTCGGCCCTATGGAGGTTTGGGGGCATAACGACTTCACAGACGCGAAGGCGTGCCCTTCGTTTAAGGTCGGAGAAAAGTTCGCAGACCTCAAGCTAGACGTAAACGCACCCCTCCCCGACGAATGAGGCACTATTCTCCTACGGTCTTCGGTCTGGATATTGTCCCTTCGGATAATTTTCTCCTTCTTTCGGACGTTCACTTCGACTCGGTAAAGTGTCACCGTGAACTCCTAACCAAACACCTAGACGAAGCCAAGGAGAAGGGGGCGAAGGTCCTCGTATTCGGGGATTGGTTTGACCTGATGCAAGGCATGTACGACCCGCGAAGGAGTTACGCGGGCCTGCGACCCGAATACAAGTCTATCAATTACCTAGACGCCGTAATCGAAGACAGTATAGAATACCTCAAGCCGTACGCGGAAAACTTCGTTTTTATCGGACGGGGTAACCACGAAACGAATATCGAGAAGCGGTTAAGTACGTCCCCCATTGACCGGCTTTGTCAAGGACTGGGAGGGGTAACGCCTGGGCCGTATTCGGGGTGGATTATGCTTCGAGTTAGTAGGGGAACCTTTCAGGAACGTTTTAACCTGCACTTCCACCACGGGTACGGAGGCAACGCGCCCCGCTCAAAAGGAGTTCTAAACGCCGATATAGACCAGAAGGAATGGCCGGACGCCGATGTTATCGTGAGCGGTCACACCCACCAGAAGTGGCACCTGCCTATTTCGGTAGAACGAATTAACGAGAAAGGGAACCTAAGGGAGGACACGGTACACCACCTGAAGTTGGGGAGTTACAAGATACTCGACAGGTTCGCGGGGTGGGAGGTCGAGAAGGGATTCGCGCAACCCCGTCTGGGTGGGTGGTGGATGCACTTCGAAAAGCAAAGAACGCCGAACGAGCGTTATCATATCCGGATACAAGAAGCACACTAAAACCCTTTGACATGTGGGACTTTTTCGCAGAAAACTGGACCGAGATTCTCCTCGCAGTGATAACCCTTTTGGGCACGTTTACGGCGTTGACGGAATCGAAGAAGGACGACACGATTCTCGACCTTCTGAAGCGAATCGTGAACGCGGTAGTTCTCGGACGGAACAAGTGAACCCCCTATTATCGATTTTAAGGGGTCTAGATTTAACTCAAATCTTTAAGACGAAGGGAGACCTCACCCGGTGGTCTGCGAAGCGAACCGTGGGCGGTCTAATCGCGTCAACGGCTTGTTACGATATTATCGAGCACGGTATCACGTGGCCCGCGGTAGTTCTTTGCGCGGTTGCCATTGTGCCCCTTTGTATTTCGCTAGGAAAGGATTAACTTTGGATACCCTTTTGTGGGCATTAAGTATCTCGGGCCTCATCTCTAAACGTAGGGATGGGGCCTTTATCTTTGACCCGAACGCTGGACGTGTGGAACGTGCATTCGTTTGTTTGATAATTTGGTAAAGGGCTGCTCGAAACGTCGGGCGGCCCTTTTTTCTTCCCAGAAGGTTAGAAAAAGATTGAGGGAAGTTTGGAAGTTCACAGGTTTGGAGTATCTTTGTCGGGTCAAACAAACAAAGCGATGGAAGACTACACTATGATTCTGGTCGAGGACGCGCAAATTCAGCACCTCGAATTCGAATGCCACTACGAGGCCTACTCCGACGACGAAGACGGTTCATGGGCCGGGGACGTAGTAGACGTGCTTAAGGTATTTCTCTGCTTCCGAGGAGAGCGGGTAGACGTGACGGAAGTAGTAACCAGTTCTGCGGAATTCCGCGATATGGTTCGCGAGCGGGTAATCGAAAGCAAAGGGTACTAATGCGCGAACTCAAGCCGGATGTGTGGGAGTACTACCAGTACTACCGAAAGAAACTCGCAGACAAAGACGAATACGGTATCGAGTGGCATTTGCTGAACCTAGCAAAAGCCATTCGAGACCTTAACGAATACATCGAATCAAACCACCAAAACACGGTTAAATGAAAATTGCACAAGTAACCCAGAACGGTACATGGGAAAGCCAGTACGGACTCCTTTACCGGATGGAAATTATTCTCGAGGATAACCGCGCCGGGGAGGTCCTCGCGAAGAAGCCGGACCAGTGGAAAGCGGGGGACGTGGTAGAAATCGTAGAAGCCAAACCTAATCCTCTGGGCCTTACAAAATGGAAACTGCAAAGGCCGCAACCCGGAGGCGCGAAGCCGGACGACGTTCAACGCCGTATCGACGCGTCGTGGGCTATCGGTCAAGCTATCCAGCTGGGTTTCGCGGGCGGCGAATCCCTTCCCAGCGACGAACGTCTTTTGGAGCGTGCCCAGTACCTCCTTACTCTGCGGGATAAACTCATGCAGATGTAATGCCGCGTAGTAAACCTTTAGTGACAAAAAACACGGCGACCGATATACGGATGTACTGGGAAGAAAACCTATTCGCCAACTTATCGGGTCTTATGAAACTAGGCAATTTCTCTAAATTAGAAGCCCTCCAATACATCGAACAATATGAACCCACGAACCCCTCTAGAGTTGATGCTATTGACTCATTACAGGACGCTAAGCGGCGCGGCGGAAGCCATTGGCGTAACCGTGCAAGCGGTACGGAGTTGGAGTTATGAGAAGCCCGCGAACTTCCTCAAGTACATCCGAGAATGGAACTCTATCACTGGGACTCCGTTTGAGGCCATTATTAAGGCCGTGACGGACACCGAAACCCGTTTGAACTCATGACCTCCGGACGCTGGATTCCGGAACGTATATGGACCTTAAAAGGCCTCTCTATCTTGGAGAGGCTTTTTTTGGCGGAGGTCGCTGGGTTCGTAGATACCGGAAAGGAGTGTTTCGCCAGTAACGAATACTTCGCCGAACGTCTTACCTGCTCGGAGATTCAGGTTCGGAAAATGATAGTACACCTTCTGGAGGCCGGATACCTCGACCGGGACGGCTACGGACGGACTCGGAAACTTGATATTTCAGAACAGGTTCCGAAGGGAAGTTGTATACAAAAGAACAAGAAGTTGTATAAATCAGAACAAGTAGTTGTAAAAAAAAGAACACATACTAAACTAGTAAGTAGAATAGAGAGTACTAGTATAGATATTAAGAAAGGGAAGCCTGATATTTTGATGCCTTTTGAAGGTTCGGAGTTTGTCGAACTCTGGGGCTCGTGGAAAGAATACAAGCGGACCCACTTTAAATTCTCGTTCCGTACTTTGCAGTCGGAGCAGGTAGCGTTACACCACCTCCAGAAAATATCAAACGGCGACTATGAAACAGCGCGAACAATCATTGGTACAGCCATCGCAAACGGGTGGCGCGGTCTCTATCCCTCGAATTCAGGAACTCGTAAAGGCAGGGCCGGAGCAAATGCACCGGAATGGCACAAGCGTTTCACGGGCGAACTCTGAAAGTCCGGAACTCCTTCGGGCCTTTCTGGGTCGCGAAATCGTACGACTGTCTCAAGCGGTAAAGGTTAATAACACGTTCTCCAGTGAAGAGGACGTACTGACTGCGGTAGAAGACATTATCGACGAATTCCGGACCCTAAAAATCGAAGAGGTAGTACACGTCTTCACCCAGATACGAAGAGGTAAGATAGACCTTTACGGGCGGCTGGATACTCCCACGCTCTGCGGGGCTTTGAGAGACTACGACGTAAATACGGCCTGCGAGTTCCGCGAAAAGCACTACAAAGAGGCCCTAACCACGGAACCCCTTTCTCCTTTGTTTGGTGACATCCTGAAGAGCCTTCCGGAGGTTACGCCTACGTTCGCCGAAATCATGCAAAGGCGGCCTAAATTGACCCCCGAACAAAGGGCGGAAATTCACGCACGCGATAAAGCACGCAATGGCTACAACACGGGCACGACTGGTGGCGACGCTTGACCAAATCTTCTCCCGGTATATCCGTTTGCGGGTATGCGACGAATACGGCTATTCGGAGTGCTTTACGTGCGGGGTTCGGAGACACTGGAAAGAAGTTGACGCGGGGCACTTTATCACGCGAGCCAAATTCGCGACCCGCTGGGACCCGGTAAACGTCCAATTCCAGTGCAAACGCTGCAACATGAACGGAGGCAAACAGTTCGAGTTCGGACTGAAGATAGACGGTATCTACGGGGAGGGAACGGCGCAAGAAATCCTAATCAAAAGCCAAAGGCCCGCGCGTTATTCGGTAGCCGACCTCGAACAAATGATACGGCTGTATAAATCTGAAGTTGGAAAACTCGAAGGCATTGTGGGATGAGTTCGTTACGGCGAATTACAGTTACCTCCTCAAAGTAGCGGGGCGGTTCTGTACGGAACCTACCGACCTCGTTTCACATACCTACCTCCGGGTAATCGATAAGAGTTTTAAGGAGAAGCCTATGGGCTATTTCTGTACGGCTATGTACGTAGAAGCCACCCGAGGGAAGTTCAAACAGTTGTATACGCTTCAGGATACACCGACACCCAAAGAACCAGTAGCAGAACCGGGGTTCGAGCGGTCGGTTAAGCTGGAGCAAATAGAACTGTACATCGACCGCCTCCAGTGGTTCGACCGAATGATTATCCGGCTCTATATCGACGGGCACAAACTGTCGGAAATTGCCGAAGAATCGGGCATTAAGCCCGCGACCCTTTACCAGTCCCTACACCGAACTAAAAAGCTAATAGCCGATGCTATTCGTAAGCCAGCAGAAAAAGGCCGAAAGGCTTGAGGTTTGTAAGTCGTGCGAACACTACAACCGTTCTACGCGGAGTTGTGGCACGCTCCTAAAGCGTAAGAAGGTCAAAGGGGGGACTTTGTGCGGGTGCTTCATGCCAGCCAAAGCCTCCCTAAAAGCCGAGGCCTGTCCCCTCAAGAAATGGCCCGCGCTAATCACTCCCGAAGACCTCCAAGAACTGCGGGACTTTCTAGGGCCTCTGGAGAAGTTTATTAGCCGGGACCAGAATTTGAAACTTACGGAACTCTACAACCGTACATACCACACAAACGAAAGCCCCAGTAACTGCGAATCGTGCGTACGGAACATGATAGAGAACCTGAAGAAAGTCGCCTACGAGGACTCCGAAGCGTACGTCTGGAAAGAGACCGAACGGGTACACGAATCTTTGGCAACTGAAAAAAAAGATACCGAACGTTTGCAGGAATAGAAAACTTGCATATCTTTGACCCATCAAACAGACGAAAAAATGGAACTGACCTACGAAACCTGCAAAGCCGCCGCCGCCTATTACGAGAGCCGCGGCTTCGTCACCGAAATTTTTGCTGCACCCTTCGAAGGGTACAAACTCGGAATCGAATTCCGAGACCCGCACGGAAATATGATTTTCGTCTGGGTAGATTCCTACGGAACTCAAGCAGCAGCAGCATACACCCAACAACAAACGAAATGAGCCTCGAGTACAAAATCCTCGAGCGGCAGTACATCAACCTCCACAAGAAGTACGCCGCCGCCCTCGACTTCATCGACGAAGTCAACATGAACAGCATCGATTACGTAATCGTGCAAAAAGCGAAGAAGGTCCTAACCGAATTAAAAGACATCGACTAATGAGACAGAACCACTACACCGCCGACGGGCCACGGGTCCAGAGCAGCAGCATCCCCGACCGGGGTCCGGACTCGTTCAACGAATGGCACGAGGACATGAATTTCGAACGCGACCTCGAAAGGATACTCGAGGACTTTAAGTACCAGATTCGCGAAAAGGTACGCGTGGCCTATTACGCGAATAAGCGGTAACCCCTAACCAAGGAAAAGATGAATAATTACATTTTGTTGGAACTGCTCGGACATAAGGACGCGCGACTGGTGTACGTCAACCTCGACACCGTTACCCATGTACTCGAGGAACACACCCTCCGTAGTACGGGTTCTAAACTCTGTTTTACCGACGGAACGAAACTCGTAGTAAAGAAGGACATTCATTCACTTGCGGAGGCTATCGCACGCCGCGGAGAATAATTACGGAACTATGCCATATCGTTCTAGCCTTACTCTTGATTGGCTTCATGGATTTTATCTTAAAGGAAAAATTAGTCCATCCGTATGGGAGGAAATGAAGCAAGTACTAATTCATTGGCAGCAAATTGAGGAAGAAAATGAATTAATCTATATGAATGAATTGGAGGAATCGGATAAAGAATCATTTCGAGACGGTTACGAAGCGGCGCGAGTAGATTGGCCGGTAGATAGGTTTGCACCAAATCAAAATATAGTTTCAGAAGCGAAAAAATTTGCACCTCGTTTAGTAAAACCGTCGAAATTACCAGAGAACGATTTGCAACTTCGGGAGCATTATTTGCAAACAGCACGCGAATTATTATTAGACCTTGCAGAACCCCAAACACCAACAAACAATGAGCACTTTATCACTTAACGCCTACCGCGAACAGGTACAAAGCGGTAAAGACCTCCCGAAGGTCTACCACGTCTATTCGTTAATCGACAGGACACCCGGAGTAAGCTTAAACTATCTCCGAATCGTGTCGCAGTACCCACACCAAACGCTAACCTCAGCCATTTCTCGGCTCATGGATTCAGGAATGGTATACCAGTCCGACGCGGGAGACTTCTACCCCGTCCCGGCAGGATACGAACCGCGATACAACGAAAACAGAAGGCAGGACCGATTCCGCAAGTGGATTAACCTCGGACGGCGCGAAGGCTTTTTCGACGACTGGATGAAAGAAGAACTAGCACGCGGCTAATGGAACACCTAAACAATATCCTCGCCCTCTGTCTTATCGTGGCCTTGAGCATGGTAATAATCGCAATACTCGAAGAATGAGTTACACGAAAGAAGAACGCCATAAGATAGCGGCGCAAATACTCAAGTACGCACGGGAGGGTAAGATTCATTCGTACGTACCCAGACCTACGTACCACCTAGATAGCCAGTACACGGAAAGAATCCGGCCGGCCGATTCCGTAGACCGTGCATGGCTCGAAGTAATAGCGAGGGACGTAATGGGCGAAATTTGGCACAATGAAGAATACTGGACCACAACGGGCAAAGCTTGAGACCCTCAAGCCAAACCCGAAGAACCCCCGCGTAATCAAGGACGATAAGTTCCAGAAACTCGTTCAGTCGATTAGAGCGTTCCCGCAGATGTTAGAGGTACGTCCTATCGTCTGCACGCCGGACGGGGTTGTATTGGGCGGAAATATGCGTCTACGGGCCTGTAAAGAAGCCGGACTGCGGGAGGTTCCCGTTCACGTAGTTTCGTGGCTCGATTCCCAGCAGGAAGAATTTATCATAAAGGATAACGTAGGGTACGGAGAATGGGACTGGGACATCCTCGCGAATGAGTGGGACGCAAACCAACTCGAGGACTGGGGACTGGATGTGTGGACCCCAGAACCGGAACCCGAAGACCTGATAGGAGAGGAAAAGGGGAAACCGGCAACTATGAAAATCACTTTCGAAAGTCCGGAGCAACTTCAGAAAGCCGAAATAGATATACAGGAAATCCTAGACCGCAAATTTCCGGGGGCTTACTTTTCGGTTTCAGCGGGCGAGGTATGAGGATAGAGAAAGCGAGTTCAAAGGCTATTAAATACGCGTGCGAAAACTTCCATTACGCAAAGAAAAAGCCCGCTATAATTAGAACAGCGCATGCAATATTCGAAGAGCATATTTGGTGCGGAGTAATCTTATACGGTAACGGGTCAATCAATCTAGGTAACCAGTTCAAATTAAAGGATGGGCAAATTTTAGAGTTACAACGAGTAGCCCTGAACGGTAAACAGAAATATACATCCGAGTGTTTAGCTGCTTCGCTTAAAAGACTGAAAAAAGAAGCGCCCCTAGTTAAACTAGTAGTAAGCTACGCCGACAAAGGACAGAGCCACCGCGGTACAATCTATCAAGCTACGAACTGGAAACTGATAGAAGATATACATTCAAGCGGCACGGAATATTTCTACAAAGGACAGTGGATGCACGATAGAAGGAAATACGTTTGGACAGTAGATTTTAAAACCCTCCCTAAACGAAAGAAAGCAGGAAAGTACAAGTACGTCTACTTTTTCGATAAACGACTAGAAAGAGAATTTACCTTCCTACCTTATCCTAAACCAGAGCAATGAATTCGACAATTTCGGCGCCTAAAAAGGTCGCCATGTTGGAAGCCCTCGAGAAGTCTTTGGGTATTGTTTCGACAGCAGCGAAGGCCGCGAATGTAGACCGACAGAGCCACTACAACTGGATGAAAGACGACCCTGCCTATAAAGCAGCGGTAGAGTCCATCCAAGAGAGCGTTATTGACTTCGCAGAGTCGCATCTGTACAAACTCGTAAAAGAGGGGAACCCGGCCGCGACTATCTTCTACCTGAAAACCAAAGGAAAGAAGCGGGGATATATCGAGCGGCAGGAAATAGAAGTAACGGAACGCTCGCCCCTTTCATGGCTTAACGGGGAGGGCCTTTGAAACTCGCGAAGACGTACTACGACGTACGCAACTGCAAGACCCGGATACAGGTACACCAAGGAGGTACCCGTTCGGGCAAAACGTATTCTATCCTCCTTTCTCTGGTCGAGTTCTGTTACAGGAACCCAAACGGCGGGGCGGTACTCACTATTTGCAGAAAGACCTTCCCAGCCCTCCGTGCTTCCGTTATGCGGGACTTCTTCGAGGTTCTAAAGCGAGAAGGAATCTACACAGAGGTAAACCACAACAAGAGCGACGCGACCTATATCCTCGAGGGGAACCTGATAGAATTTATCAGTATCGACCAGCCCCAGAAGATACGCGGACGCAAGCGCGACGTACTTTTCATAAACGAGGCGAATGAACTGGGCCTCGAAGACTTTAGGCAGTTGCTTATCCGAACCACGGGTAAGGTACTTTTGGACTACAACCCCTCTGACGAATTCCACTGGATATACGACCACGTAATACCTCGCGAAGATGCCACGTTCTTTCAGTCGACGTTCCGAGATAACCCCTTCCTTGAATCGTCCCTCATTACCGAGATTGAACGGTTACAAGTGGCCGACCCCAACTATTGGAGAATCTACGGACTCGGAGAGCGGGGACAATCCCGAACCACAATCCTCACCCACTGGAGCCAAACCGAAACCATAGACCCACGGTTTAAGCTGGTAGCCTACGGGCTAGACTTCGGGTACACGAACGACCCGACGGCGTGCGTAGCGGTCTACTCGGATGGGGAAGCGTTCCTGCTCGATGAAGTACTATACCAGAACGGCCTTTCGAATAGGCAGATATTCCAGTTACTCGAATCGGAGGTAGGAAAGAACACGGTAATCGCAGACAGCGCCGAACCGAAGTCTATCGACGAACTGCACGGCTACGGGATGAACGTACACCCAGCGCGGAAAGGTCCCGACTCCGTACGTGCGGGAATACAGTTCTTCCACTCGAAGCCTTTGGCGGTTACGTCGCGTTCGCTGAACCTGATAAAGGAACTACGGAACTACAAGTGGAAGGAGGACAAAAACGGGAAGAACCTCAACGAACCTGTAGACGCGTTTAACCACGCCATAGATGCGGCGCGGTATGCGGCTATGTTCAACCAGAGCAACCCGAACTACGGGAGGTACCGGATAGGATGAAAAAAAGTTAGGGAAAAGTTTGCAGAATAAGAAAAGCGCCGTATGTTTGTGGGGTCAAACAAACGCTGCTAACCCTTTAACCCCTCTGCGTTATGCGCAATTCCTCTTCCACCGTCGCCGCCGAAACGAAACAATCGGCATTCAACGTTTATCCGGAAACAATCGAAACCCAGTCGGGTAAGTTTACGGATGAGTTTCGTTTGATTCGTTCCCTTCTTGTTGAGATGCGTGTTGCAAGTGCGCTTGCGGTGTACTACTTCTTCCGCGGAGACGACGACGCACGCCAGTTATACCTTCGGCAGTACAATGTCTGGGACCGTGACGTACGCGAAATCTTCCGCAAGATTCAAGCGAAAGGGGCGCACTGGCCCATTGAATGGATGAAGTAAGCAAAGGCCCTCCGGGGCCTTTTTTTATGCCCTAACTTTGAGGAAATCACTTCTTCCCGTTATTTCCTCGATGCGTTACCCTACGAACTGGAGCCAGCTAACCCTCGGTCAATTACAGGTCCTCTGCACGAAGTCGACAGACCTGCAAAAGGTTTGCGCCGTTTGTGATATTTCGGAACAAGAAGCCCGCACCATCCCGATGGGCGACATCTACGAAATCCTACACCGGGTAAACAACATTCCCGAAATCGCACGCCACGAACCTATCCTCACCCTCGAAGGGAAGAAGTACGGATTTATCAAAGACTGGGACGAATTCACCACGGGAGAATGGATAGACTGCGAAAGCTATCAAGAGGACTTCTGGGCAAACGCGCACCGCATCATGTCGGTACTGTATCGGCCCCTAAAGTATCACGTTGGCAAAGAATACAGACTGAAGGCATACACCGCCAAAGAAGACGCGGAGCCGTTTAAGAAGATGCCCGCCGACCTCTTTTCGGGTGCCCTGCTTTTTTTTTGGAATACAAGAATCGTACGGCTTCAGACTTTGCAAGCGTCTTTACTGGAGGCGGAGGAGGCGGTTCGGCACTTGCAGACAAATGGAAGTGGTACCCGGCGCTCTACCAGTTGGCGGGAGAGGATTTCCTCCGTATGGAAGAGGTCACGCAAAAACCAATTAACGTCACCCTCCAACACCTAGCGTTCTTAAAAGACCTCGCGCACGAGTTAAAGCAAAGACGGTAATATCCTCCTTTAAGGCCCAAAACATCCCGTAATGATTACTCTAAACACCATTATAAAGCGGTTCGAAGACTTCGCAGATAACCACTTCTTTATCCGGTCCTTTTCGTTTGGGTCGCCGGAAGACGTGGACCTACAGAAGTTCGATTCGTATCCGCTTATGCACGTGGTCTATACCGGGGCGACGTACGAGGACACCACGAAAACGCTGGACTTTGAGGTATATATCTTCGACCTTCCCAGCCACTACGAATCAAAGACAGAGCGGCAAAAGGAGATAGTAAGCGACGCGGAACAATGCGCGGAGGATATCCTCGCAGACATCGCGAACGGGGGTAATATCTTCATCTTCTCGGAGGATTACGAGGTGGTAAACGCCACGGTCACCCCTCTGCAAGAAGCGGGGTCTAACGTCCTCGCGGGGGTACTTCTGGAACTGGGAATCCAACTCCCGTACGACCGTAGCGCGTGCGACGCTCCTATAGACGGGGTACAACCTGAAGGGGGCGGGTTCGTCTACGCACGGAGGGGCCTTCTTCGGATGCTCACGCAGGACGGGACCGTGGACGTCCTTTCGGTAAATACTATCAAAGTAGCAAACGGGACCCTCACGGACGAAGGAAACGGGGTAGTTAGCTTAACGACTGGAGGCGGCGGTTCGCTCGATGACCTCGATGACGTCACGATAACCGACCCTCTGGACCACGACGCGTTGATTTACGACGAAGTTTCTGCGGAGTGGATTAACGGAGCACCTCGCGCCCTCGATATGGCCGTATACAACGGTTCAGGGTCTGTAATCGCAAAGGGGAAGCTACTTAAGGCCATAGGCAGTCACGGAGACAAAGTTTCGGTAGGGCTGTTCGACTTGGATGTAGATAGCCCGATGTATCTGGTAGGACTTGCGGAGGAGCAGTTAGCTATCGGAGGCACGGGCCACGCACGTACGTACGGGGAACTTCGGGGAATCAATACGAACGCCTACGCTATAGGAACGATTCTATACGCTTCTGGAACGGCGGGGGAACTCTCGAGCACGGCGGGCGTTCCGGCTATCCCGGTAGCAACGGTTACACGGTCACAACAAAATACCGGACGCCTATACGTACGGACGTGGACACCCGGAAATGAAGAGCCAGCGTTTAGCACGTTTGCGGTTTCCGGACAATCGAACGTAGTAGCAAACGACACGCGGGCAACCGTTACCCTTGTTTCAGGAACGGGGGTAAATATTACCACTAACGCGGGGGCGGATAGCATCACGATAAACAGCACGATTAACTCATTTAGTAATATCGCCGTATCCGGACAGTCGAACGTGGCAGCGGACAGCGCGGGGGATACCCTTACGCTGGTCGCAGCCGGGGGAATGACTAT